AACTTTAAAGAACATGGAAGTTTTAAAAAAGATACATTAGATGCCTTGAGATGGGCGATTGATGATATATATGCGCCTAGACATGGATATGATGAAGATGGGGATAGAATTGTTAGGAGTTCAGGCTTTGTTGGAATAGATTGGGAAACTGGACAAAGGATATTTGCATAATATATAAAATAATGATTAATATAGGCAAGAATGATAAATTTAAAAAATATAAAGTTAGATGAGATAACTGCATCTGACATAGAAGAAGAATATATTTATTATCAATCTTCAGCAGAAGAACACAAATTTCAAATGTCTGAAGATGAAGAATTTTATTTAGGACTTCAATTAACACAAGCACAAAAAGATTATTTAGTTTCAGTTGGTCAACCACCAGAAGCAAACAATAAAATAAGACCTGCTGTTGAGCAAGTCCTTTCAAATGTAGCAGGCTCATCTCCAGAATGGGATGTAAGACCTGTAGGTAAAACAGATTCAGAAGTTGCTTTTGTCTACAATAGATTGTTAGATAAAATCTGGTATGATTCTGATGGTGATAGACATTTTCGTACTTGTGTTAAAGATTATATTGTAAAAGGGTTAGCATATATGTATGTTTATCCAGATTGGCAATCTGAGCAGGGCAGAGGTGGTATTAAAATAAAAAGAATAGCACCAGAAAATATATA